AAAACTTTTTCTCCATCACCAAAAGAAGTAACTCTTTTGGAACCATGTTCATTGAAGTAAGCAAGGGGGTCTTTAGGTCTATTTTTTTCTACTTGCATTTGAATAGAGTAATCGGTATACCAATCACAAGCCTTTAGATCTCTTTCTTGCTCTGGGATAGAATAGTCTTGTGGTTCAGAAGAATATTTAACGATATCTTCTAGCGAAGAAAATAAAATAGAATTATCTAGTTTAGTTTTATATAGATTAGTATCCTGATGTATGGAGCCAGGTAGTCTCCACATTCTTCTTAGGTCGTAAACACTAAAGTCTAAAGAGGTTAAATTTAGTTTCTTAGATAAGTCATTGGCTATGAATCTGAAAACATTGTGGAGGTCATTGCCGTTAGGAATCCCAAGAGCTAAAGCTTCGCACTCTATATGAAATCCCTTTTTGCCAGTGTAATATACTATTAGCGATTCCTCAGGAATGTAATTAGAAAGATAAGAGTATAATCTTTTACACTCCTCTAAGGAGATATTAACATCTTTATTATCTATATCAAAATAGAGTGAACCCATTCTGGTAGCTACGTCTATGTCTTTAGAGTTGTACTGCCAGACTGAAGTGTATAGTCCAAGATTGTTATACTTCTCCCTAAAAGCGTCTAATCTATCTATGTCTACTAGAACAGGATCATCTTCTTTTTTTATTCTAATAATTCTACCTAGAGATGGCACGTACTTGGCCAGCTCCACATATCTCCAAGCAGATGTATACCTAGTGTTGTCTGAGGATATTCTCATTTTATATTTAAGCTTCCAGATTTATCATTATAATTATAAAGAATCTTTTTTGCATAGTCTTCCATGTCTTCTGAATAGGTTCTGTAGTATACCGATTCAGTTATGAAATATTCTAGATTGTTTAATATAAAGTATCTTTTAGATATTCTTTCTTCACTGTCTATCAACTAAAACTTCCAACGTTCTTCTATTATAGTATCCCCATCAGTTATATAATGGACTTTTGAAGCAAGGTTGTCTGCAAGGTGTACTATGACTTCTAGATAGGTGATAGGTATAGTTTCCGGGACTGGTGACCAAGGGCCTAGGTGACACCTAACTAGTCTAAGGATTGATTGTACTGTCTCTTCGTCTACAAATAGCGTTGAAGACTGAGATTCCCCTGCATACTTCTTGTCATGAGCTTGACACTTCTCTACAAAGTGCCCAACAGTATATGGGTGAAGTGGATCATAAACAAAAGACTTGCTATCATCATTAGATGTTGTACCCTTAGTTACGTCATGCAGAAGGCACGCAGCATAGACTAAGTCTCTTTCTTCTGTGTTTAGAGAGTACGAATCAGCTATTACTTTTGCAGCTCTCACTACTCTTTTAGTGTGAAGGGCATTGCCACCTTTGTTGTGTTCATCGGGTGGATGAAATCTTCCAGAAAAACTAGATGGTATTTCCCAGAAAGAATTAGATCTAATTAGAATAGATTTAACGAAACTTTTTATTCCGTCATTAATTATTAAATCAATTTCTTCCGATAGAGGTTTTAGAATTACAGCCTCTTCTTCAATTGATATAGAATCTTTTTCTTTATTTAAAATATCATCAAGTATTGATTTGTTAGCCAAAATGAATGCCTTTCGTTAAGACTAATAGTATATCAGCTGGTTGGAGCTTCTATGCCATCCCAGGCTTTCCACTTTGAACAAGGTGCATCGAATGGACACTTCTTGCAGTAGATTGTCTGACCTCTTCTAGGAACAAACACTTCTGTTTCGTTGATAGTATTAGCCCAATATTTTAAAGAATTAGAATCTTCTTTATCTATTTGAAAATCAGTAAATTTTTGATTAGAAGCTAACAGATCATAGTATCCAAAATGAGCTTGATTTATTTTAGCTCCAAACTTATGCTTAAAAGCTTCGTGCAGTACAGAAAAATCAACTTGATATGTATCAGCATGAGAGCTTCTAAAGTTAAATACCCATTTATAAACATAGTATTGATTATCTTTAGCTAGGATCAGATCAAAATTGCCATCTACCTTTGTTGAATCACCTAATGGGATTATAAATGGTTGATCTATTGATATTGGTATAGAATCATCTTGTGAGTATATATTGTAAAAATTTAAAAGAGTAGAGGCAGCTCGTGAAGTTAGACTTGCATTATTGCCATAGTAGCTTTCGTGCTGTTCATGGATGATATCATAGGAGGTCATATCTTTTGGATACCATATTTTCTCCCACCTATTTAATAGTGAAGCATAGGATGGAGTAAACCCACCTTGTTTTTTATAGAAGAAAAAGTTGATAACACTTTTAATTGTATTTTCAAATTTTTGCGTAAACACATCTCTGGACGGAATAGTTTCGTTTAATTTTTGCTCATGCCTATAACTATATAGAAGAGCGCATGTTTGGAAGTCTTTGATGGACTCCACCTTTAGTTGTTTCATATATCAAAATCTCCATCATCTAATAAATCATCTAGCAACGAGCTTGTGTCGTAGTCTTCTTCTGTTACCGGATCATATTCTTCATATATCTTTTTAGAATCTACATACCTAACAAGTGGTGGATTGTAAAGAAAGCTAGAGCCGGTAATTCTATTTTTGGGTATCTGTAGTTGCATGATATTATCGTCCTCAGAGTCATCCCCACTCAAAAGTTTCTTCTCTGTTATAAATATAGTAACAGCACACTTTTGCTGGATGGCTAGTGACCCTCCGGTATCAGACTGTTGGACTACTTCTCTTTTTTCTTTCATTCGATTAGAGTTTTCTTGTGCGGTGATAATAAGAACGCAATTCATGTCTCTTGCAAGCTTCTCGAGCTTGACCATCATCTCTTCGAACTCACCCCATCTAGGTTTACCTTTGCCACCTTTGGTAAACATTGACTGTATAGTGTCAATCACTACGATGTCAGGAGTCTTGTTCGAATGTTCAATTATATCTTTGAGCCATCTCTCTAGGTCTTCAAAGTAAGGAGTTTCCGGGTCATGTCTAACCATTAATCTGTCACCCCACTCTGCTAACTTAGCCTTAAACTTGTCTATGTATTTTTGTTTTTCTTCTGGGCTCCATGTATCAGCATCTTTGTATACGTTCTTGCCTATTATCTGGGTCATAAGAACTCTTTCCCAATGCCCAGTTGCTTCTTCAAAGTTAACATATAAAGCGGTGTACCCATTGTCTACCCAATTATTAACTAGGCACTTAGCAAAGGTACTCTTGCCTTTGCCTGAAGCAGCGATTATGGCGTGAACTGCACCCTTAAAAAAACCACCCTCATCTGTATAGCCCATAGCTCTATTGAGTGCTTTGAATTGAGTTGGCACAAAGCTTGGGATATCTAACAGAGATTCTACTCTATCAGAAATATCTTTGGCTGTAGTTAACTTATCAAATGGGTTATAGTTTAATTGGTTTTCTAGTTCTCTAATTTCAGAAGTAATTAAATTAATCCTAGATAAATCTTTTTCAGATTTACTACCTTTTTGATTTAGGATTAGCTGGAGTTCTTGCAGGTAATCGATCTGTTTGCGTTTATTAGCTTTATGTTTAACTAATTGCACTACAGAATCAGAAGTTGAAAGATCTAAAGACATCAACAAGTCCATCATTACTGTTACTCCAGCGTTACCGCCAAGCCCTTCTTTGATGTCAGTTTCTGTTTCTAGCCAACTCTTAAAGCCAATTGGATCGACTACGTCTAATTGGGTAGCAGTATGATATGCAAGTAGGGCACGGTAGAACTCGTGGATACCCTTCTGCCCATGATTGATCCCTACAATTGAAGGGTCTAACTCTTCTGAGAAATACTTTATAGCCCCCTCTTCTCTAAGGGATAGGGCAAAGATCTGATACTCAATCGGAGTATCATCAAGCTCTTCAAGATTATCGATTGTCATTCTTTCGCTTTTCTTTCATTGTCTTGTAAGCTTTTTTTCTTTGTTCAGAAAGTTTTTTCTTAGATTCTATATAAAAATCAGAAGAATACAATTCATTTTTAATCTTCTGTTCCTTAACATGTGGTGAATGCCTAATGGCATCTATCATTCTATCAAAAACAGATTGTTCGGTAAGTTCATCATTATAGCGGATAACGACTAGAGCTATGCCTCTTTCCTTGCATATATCTATTTTTTTCTGATCTCTCTTAAGTGCTTCTTCAAACTCATACTTTGATTCAAAAAATTTAGAAGTATAATAAAAGTGTTGCCTACCATGATACTCGGCTGCTAACTTATAGCTTGGGCAATACACGTCTAGTCTAAGCTTATCTTCTAGATAGAATTCATTGACTATCTTTTCACTGGGTAATAGCTTCTTCATAATATTAGTTAAAGCTGTTTGTCCTCTAGATACTTTTTTTCTAGATTCTTTTAACCAGGAAAGACCTAATTGATTTATCTTTTTATTAACTCTAGCTATCGGCCAGCCAACTTCTTTGGCTATTTCATTTAAACTTAAAGAAGTTTCAAATAATAAATCAACTAAGTATTCTGTATTGTCAGATTCTTCTTCCCAATTATCTTTTTTCATTAGTTTTAGTATTTGTAAATCTACTACTACTAACAACTCTTCCTAAGTCAAGTATTGACATATTCAATGTCTCCCAAATCTTAGGGGCTAAAGCGGTGGCCAAAAGAGGGCAATCCATAATGCAGTAATCAACTTTACCATCAAGCTCAGCTATCTGTGCGTGTATGGAATCTATCTTGTCAAAGTAACCATTGTATGGAACAGCTATAATCTGTTGATTAGTTCCAAATATTCCCTGTATTACTTTTTTATCATGAAAGGTAACGATTACATTTTTTGAGTCTCTAATATAATGATTAACAAATATGTCTACAACTTCTTTTCTAGTGTTGTAGAAGTGCTCAAAAGTATTTAAAGAATAATAATATCTATTGTTATTCAATCCTATATTAGCTAACTTACCTTTTTCTATATCGTAAGCAATCTCTGCAGGAACTGCCTTCAAGAAATTATCATCTTCAATTGCAGCACAGTTGGATATAGCTTTAACGAAATACTTTGGAAGTTTCTTTTCAGAAGAAAAATTCAAAGACGCTATAGCAGCAGGGGGTAAGTTGATGAATGCAAATTTTTCTTTTTCATCCATCTTTTTAGTTAGATCGATAATAGACTTAACTGGGTCTAGAATTATGGAGTCGTTACTCATTTAAATACCAAAGTTTCCCCAGTTAATTAAAACTGGATTAGGGTCTATTATAGAATTAATGTGATCAAGTTGATGGAAGGCTCCACCGTCTAGGGTGGAATATCTTTCATACTTTGAAGTTTTATCTATGTCATGAGTATAGCCCAAGTGCTGCATGATAAGGCTAGAATCTGCCCAGTAATTTCTTTGTTGCATCCATTCGCCTACATAAGTGGGTTCAGATCCACAGGCAAGGGCTCTGTTATGGAAACCTCCACCTTCTTTAAAACGGAAAATACGAGTAGAATTATTTGGAGCCCAAAGTTTATCCACTCTATACTGTGTTTCATTCCACATGTGATAAAAGCGAACATTTACTACATCGAATTGTGACTTAGCTAGAACATGAATTAGTTCCAAATCTTGCGTGTGGTAAAGCATCTCGTCACAGTCAATAGCTACAACCCAGTCACCAGGTTTTGCAAACTTCTCTAGGTTACCCCAAGCTCTGGCTCTTAATTGACCCTCGTGCTTAGAAAAAAGAGACTCTTCATTAATGAAGACTTCAGCATACTTAGCTGCAATTTCTGGGGTATTATCTGTAGAGCAGTCATCGGTAAATATAATTTTATCTACCTGTTCTGACAGTCTCTGTAG